CATCAATCCTGACTGCTGTTGTATAGTAGTGTGGTGTTTGAATTTCAAGAGAAATACCTTCGATCGGCACTTCTAAATTTTCAAAATGTTCTTCCCTATCCGGTACATCCACGATCATGACTAACGAACGCAATACAGATTCTTCAGTTGTATTCGACGGAGCAAGCACGCGGATCTGAATTACATCACCAGCTTTGACCTGAACCTTACAAGTGTACGGCTTGAATAGTACGGTTTCATCCGGCCAAAAAGCCCAATCTTCCTCATCCCAAAACGGAGCATCCGGAGAATCCCAAAAATTATTTTTGCCAGTAATCCTGTATTCAATTGCTGCTGGACCGCTGATATCATAACGTAGCCAAAATTGTCCGGAAGCCGGCACAACAAGCTGTGCATTAAGATAAAAGGCATTATACTGCTCACGCCAGAAAGCCCAATCAGGTTGTACCCAAAACTCGCATTCAGGATAGCCCCAGAAGTAAGACGATTGTGGAGCATGGATATATCCATCATCCAAAATAACGCCATTAGTAACAACTTTGCTCCATTGATCAGATGCAAAGTCCTCTTTGTAAAGCACGTTATCTTCAAGCGGATCTCCCAGATTCAAAACACAGTAAGACATACCCTGGCTTTCCTGCCCGGCGTTATCTACAGCTTTTATCATCACTGTATGTACACCTTGGCGCAGCGCTTGCGTTTCAAAAGGCTGCAGAGTAATAAAACCACTATGCAATTCGTAGGCAGCATTCCAATTTAAGCTATTACCCTGAATATACTTGATCTTAAAGCCAGCAATATCATTCGGGTTCGGATACTCAAACGTCCACCAAAAACGACGGGTGCCGCTCGAAAGTTCTTCGTGATCTAAAGTCGTGACATCAGGCGGCAACTCATCGATGCCTGCGGCCACCGGGCCAACGATAGTACCGGTAGACTGCCGGAGTTTAAGGACAGTAATAACCTTGACCATATACTCGGTAAATGGTTGCGTGTCGAGTTCGCACTCCATACCATATACCGACGCCGCAACCTTCCATGTACTGCCGTAATTATCAGAAAGTAAGACAGTAAAATAATCAGCCTTAGCTCCGTCCGGAAGTTGCCATGAAACAAACATCCTGCAGCATAACGTTCCCTGCTTATTTTTATAAGCAACCTGCCGAGCCTGAAGGTTGATAACGTTTTGAGCATCGTTATCTGTATCCAGTGAATAGTCCGGCATCGGGATCTCGTAATTCTCGTCGAAGATGGCTGCATTATATTCGAGCGCTGTAATCTGGCGCTGATACTCTCCATTACGTGAAATGCTTGTCACGATAAAAGGCTTGCACGTACGTTCTACCGGCCCAAGAGCAAAAATATCATGCACCTGCGGTGGATCAGCTGCATCAAAACCAGTTTCCACAGTGACAGAAACCATACGCCCAACAACATCAATACTGCTTACTTTCCTGCTGTGCAGATTGTCATTGATACTGCGATACTGGAATTGATAATCCAACGTCATATCAACGGTATCCGGATCAATAGCCAAAGTCACAACATAAAGGCCGTTATTTTGATAAATGCGGCCACTGTGGCTCCACTGCGGCACATCATGAGCAACAAGTATCTGATCGCCAACCATACAGCCAATAGCATCAATCTCAGCCGAAAATTCAACACTCTGCAGCAGCAGCTCATTGCACTTCAACTGATATTTTGCTTCACGGTACGCCTGATCCCAGCTGGTAATTCCATTGATCTGTATCTGCGTAGTTTTAGGGATTATACCTGGCTCGTCATAATTGTCGCCGTAGCAGGTCATAGTATCACGTTCATAATCCTTAGCCGCATTATTGAAAGTCAATTCGATAGCATTAGCGCGATCCTTCGTTCCGAGCCAGGTTTGTTTAAAACTACCAGTAACTATATTACCCATCGTAAACATCTGCACCGGCTGCGAAACATGATCCCAAATACAACCAAACCTGGTACCGAATTGCACAATTTTTCCACGACCAACAGGAGCAATGTCTGTATTTACCTGCTGCCAAAATTCGCCGACAGTCGCCATCTCAATGTTGATTTTTAAATTCATCTTATCGCAATGCTCTGCCCATTCCTCGAAACGGTCATACATCATCAGCTCTGCAGGTACACCACGAACGTCTATAACGTTTTGACCAGTACGAGGATCTTCTAATAACCTGGCACCGTGGCAATAGTCATAAGCAGCCCAGGCCGGATTATTAGCTTCTTTTTCCTGGTACCCAACAGACGGATTATAGACCAGGACTGTCGCGCGTTCTTTGATAAACGTCAAATTCGGCGCACTCCCAGAAAGTTGATTTGTGGCCAGTGCTTTAAGACCGATAAGAGCCTTGTTTGGATAAATAAAATCGTCATAAATAACGCTTGATACTGTAGTCCACCAGCACTTCACACCATCCCTGGTACTATTGGTAGCCGCGCTGCGTCCGATCACCGTTACACGAACTTCATATTCGCCAGCTGGGATATTATCGATACGAAAACTACGCCTAACCGCAGTGCTTTGTGCAGCGCTGACACGGCCATTCTTGGTTACTTCGGCAGTTGTGCTGTAACCATCACCTTTAGCCTGCATTGTTTGTTTATCAAACCTAAATGGTCCGACATTGATGCTTCCTGTTTCACCCGGTGAAAATGATCCGGAATACCAACCGAAAGTACCAGCAAAAATCCAAACGTCTTTAGCACTTGGCTTCCCGACACGAATTCGCCAATAAATTTGTTTAATAGTATCCCCATCGCTGTCTGTAGTTTCTGATTTCACCCGCTGCACTCTGATTTTCCAATTTCCAAGCTCCGCAGAACCATCAATCAACTCAGCATTAACTGGGTTAGGTTTTACTATGGTATAGCTAGTGACTAACGGCTTCCATTCACCACTACCGCGAAGCGCATAATCAGCATTGATATCTACCCAAGCGGTACTTAGATTGCCATCGTCATTGGCGTGATACAAGCCTTGGCTAAATTCCACATCAATTATGATGCCCTCGGTAGTATTGCCCGGAATAACATCTGTACGGTATTCATTGTTCAGAATTTCGTACCCAAGCGCACGCGGTGTGATAACATCGTTGAAATTATTTATTATTTCCTGATTGTTGGTACCTGGCCGAATATCAACAGTGACATCCTTATAATTTTCAATTGGATTATCATTGAGACTGACATTGCTGATCGTCAGCGGTCCTTCACCGGCACAAACCATCCAATTCAATACCTGATCGTTATTATTATTGGTTATGAACTTAGCAATACTCTGTCCACCAGATTTTACCTTGCCGTAGGTTATAGCAACAGCATTACCTTGACCATCCATGGTCGTAATACCATTCCAGCTGTACGTTGGATCCTCTGTGGAATTGTTAAACTTTCCAAGAGATACCTTTGGCATTAGATATTTAGAAATCAATGTTCCACCAACGAGCATTATTCCCATTGCAGCTGCGTAACCCCAAGCCGTATTCACAGCAGTAGCAGCTGCACCCCATGCACCCCACGCACCACCAGCCGCAGCACCACCAACACCCATTGAAACAACGGTCAACGCAACCATGGCTACAATACCAAAAATGCTTTTGCCGCCCTTACCGACGACCGGATGAACGGTTATAAAAGCTCCGTCCATAACCAGCCATTGATCTGGATGCTTGACGATAGTACCGCTGACCTGGATGTGCAATTCCTGATCCGGCAGCAGGGTGCGGTATTCGGCGATATAGCTTTCAAGCATTTCGCCGGTACATTCCACCTGCTTTCTTGACCTGTCTTTATCCGGTTCGAACGGATTTTTTACAAAAACAATAGTAATCAAGGGCGATCACCCCACAAATTCATAGAATCCCTCAATCTGCTTCTGCCATGCGATAGACGTAATACTATCAACGCAGCAGCCGATTTTTTCACGTGTATGGATAAAGCGGCCGTTACCGATATAAACCCCAGTATGATTTACTACTCCTGGCGGCGAATTAAATCGCAGAGCAACCAGGCATGGTACCGGCAAAGTTTCTCTTTCTGCAATCCGGCGCCATTTCGTAGTAGCAACTTCGCGCCTCAGTATCGCATTGATTCTGGCTTTATCTGAACAGTCCGAATAATACTCACCGATTTCTTTTCCACAACGGCGATAAATCTCAACAACCAAACCATAACAGTCAAGGCCAGACTTAACATCGCGACCTAAGTTTTTAAAAGGTACGCCTATCAGGTCGGCGTATTGAATTTCTTTAGACATATAAGCCTCCTTGATCTATACCCGGGAACCCGCCAAAGCGTTTACTGTTCCCGCGGGCCCGGCAATCTGCCAATGTATGATTACAGCCCTCAAGGTCAGACGTGCAGGCGCACTCTGGTCCTTTGTACCGAAAAGCACAATTATTTTTCTTGTAGGTATCCCACGGCCGCCGGGCCTGCGAAGGGTAGCTGTTGCCGAGTGAAAACGTTACCCACTGTTCAGATGCCGTAGCATCGGTTACGGAATAAACTTCCTGCAGCTCTGGTACCGGATTATCCAAAGCTGTCGACAATACGACATATAATGTTACCTTGGCATTTACACCACCACCGCCATGATTTAGCCAATACTCCATATCACGTGTTGTATTATCTACCTTCAGCTCAACGCTTGGTATAGATCCTGACCCGTCCTCTTTGACTGTACCAATCTGAAACGGGAATGCCTGATATAACTGATCGCACCAGTAAATATCCTCAGTATTTGCAACAACGTGAATATTATCTTCAGCTTCCAATCCCGGCAATTCTATCTTCAGCAAAATCAAAAAAGCGGTCCCACTGCATAATTCGTTCTTGGCAAGCTTGGCCAATGTTGATAATTTAATCGCCATGGCCTACACCTCATTCAGTGTTATAGACACCGTATAATAATGCAGCATCTTTGCTTTGATCTTCGGTGCCGATCCAAAACGTACAGCGTACAGTTTGCCTGATACCGGATCAGTCCAGTCAAAAGCTTCGGCACCAGCTTTTACAGTATTGCAGTAAAAGTCTACAAGCAGCTCTTTTTCCGTGTCCGGCAGCGAATTCCACTCGACAGTAAAAATCTTGCGAATACGTGTAAATTTAGGACGTGTCTGCTGGGATCCATCTTCATATTCTGACCTCAACGTTGGATCGGCCAGTTGTTCGTCCAGCGGATAATCAGGATTTCTAATTCCAGCTGGGAAAATATATTTTGATGCCATATTATCCCCCCTAATAAGTTGTGACAGCTGAACGCATCACATCACGGAATCCGCCTTCATTGTTTTGTACCGCCTTCAGTACGATTCCAAGCACAAGGCGTTCTCCATCAAAAGTTGCACTACCCTTGGCAGCTTGTACTGGTTGCCCACTTTCATTAGTGATGTTCACTTCGATATTTTGAATACCAGCATTACCGCCATTTAGAGCAGCTCTGGTTTGCTCCGCGGTATAAACACGTCCTGGCGTATTTAAGTCAAGAAGCTCTGGACCTTTTTCGCCAACAAGATACATTCCCCCAGGCGCATAACCGCCAGAAGCAAGTCCGCCCATAAAAGAGCTACCAGAATATTTTGTTCCACCAATACTAAAATAGGACGAATGAGAGAGAATACCGCCAAGATCAACATTGCCGCCACCCATACCGAACATGCTTGTAACCATGTTCATGACCAGCCCCTGCATAATGACTTTCATCATCGTATTCATAATACTGTTGGCCAAGTCTTTAAAAAGCTGGTCAGACATTTCAGAAAGCGATTTCTGTTCAGTCAACATATTCTGTCCAAAGTTTGTAAAAGTTCCCAAAACGTCATCTAACCCTTGCCGCATTGTACCCAATTGGTCATATTGCAGGTTTTTGATCTCATCCATTGCCGTACGCCAAGAAGCTGTTAAATCTGCCGATTGAGCATCCTGAAGATCTTTTGTTGCGGCAGCATACTCCTGTTTAAGACGCAACTTTTCTTTTTCAGTAAGTTCAGTATCTTCAAGTTGCTTCTGCAGGCTGTTTCGATATTCTTCAAGTTCAGAAATACGCAAATCATTAATTTGGCTGATATGCATAGAATGGGTATCTTCCAGTGTCTGGTAATAATCCATGTCCATACCATGTTTTTCTGACAGATAATCCCGATAATTCTGAGCAGACTGCAAATCTTTGTACTTTTCAATCTGACCTTCTACTTTAGCTATTTCAGCAGGATCCACACCGGCAAGCTGAGCCTTGCTGATTGTAGAATTCATTTTTTCTATTTCTTCAGCAAGCGAAGCATTTGCAACATCAAAAGATGTTCCAGTCTGTTCAATAATCTTGCGGTTTACTTCCTGTGACAGTTCAGCGATTTTCCCTTGATATTTAGTCAGTTCTTTAAGTGCTTTTTCGGCATCACGTTCAGCCTGAGACTTCCCAGTTTTACCCTTCTTGGCTTTGTCCGAAGTACCACCAAAGTCTCTGAGCGTTAATTGTTTTGTATCGATTTCTTCCTGCTTTTTCAAGGCTTCCTGTTCAATCAGAAATTTTCTGTTAGCTTCTTTACGTTTAGCTATTTCTTTGTCTAAAGGATTACTGGTATACCTTTCCTTGAAATCGTTTACTGACAAACCATTTGCTGCACCATAAACCCCTACGGCAGCAGCACCAACACCCAAACCTATACCAATTGCGCCTGCGCCAACAACACCAGCCGTAGTTAGCAAACCAGCACCAACACCAGCTATTTTTACTGCGTTATAAGCATCAACCAATTTTCCTAATTGACTAATCAATGTTCCGATTGCACTTATAGCAATACCTGCCTGAAAAGCTGTAGTTCCAAGACATTGGGCCATAGTATCGCTTTCATCTGAAACCATAGAAATAGTTCCGCCTAAGACAGCGAGTGTACTGCCCAAACTAATCGCCTTGTTGTACAGACTTACATAACGTTCTGCCTGAGTCTTTGCCGCCCTGGCCGCAAGCAAGTGTTTTTCCTGTGCTTCTATAGTCCGTACAGCAAGTTCCCGTTGCCCTTTAGCCGCCATCTGTGCTGCTTGATATTGCATTTTACCAGCTTGTTCTGCTGTAGCTCCCATCAATTTATATCGTTCATTCAAGGATTGGATTCTTACTGCCAATCCGTTATAACCATCAGTAGTAAGCTTGGCTACAGCATTTTCAACAATTTGTCGATCTTTTGCAGCAGCAGCAACTCTATTGTTAGCCTGCTGCATTGCATTTGCAGCCTGATTTGCCATCTGCATTTCTACTTGATACCGTTCCATGATGGTTGCCTGTCCAGATCGGTAAAAACCTAATGTTCTTTGAACGGCTCCACCTAGCAAACTTTGGGCTTGATAAGCTCCGTTAGTATTTGCCGTCACCTGGTATATATCAGTTGCAATAGTTCCAAACTTCCAAAGAGCAATGCCCCCAGCAATTAAAGGTATATTGTCAGCAACAAAGGCAAGCCCTGTTCCTAATGTTTTTACTGCCGGTACAGCAACATTACCAGCAACTTCTCCAACTACCCCTATCCCTTTCGCAGCATTTACAACATGTTCACTAAAGGCAGCCATGCTACTCACAGCATCTGGATTGAGTTCAAAACTTTTTTGATCCAAAAATAGATTTGCGACCTTCCCCAAAGTTTCTTTATAGTAGTTATAAAGTTCTTCTGTTCCTGTCGCTGCACTGCGCGTATACCCTTCACTTATCTGATCCATTAAGCCAGCCATAGTCTTTGGTGTTTCAAGGCTTGAACGTTCAAAGCCTTTCATTCGTTTCATTAAGAAATCAAAAAGACCCTCACTGCTGGCTTTAGCAGCGGCAATATCAGCATCAGTCAACCCCAAAGCTACGGCCAACGTACTTGATTGCGGACGAATACCACCCTGCACCAAATCCCGAAGTTCCTGCACAATCTGGTTTCGTGGCAAACCTAAAGATTTAACTGCATTTACACCAACTGTTGTAAACTCCTTCAGTTGGTCAATATCCATACCAGCAGCAAGACCTGGTCCTAACAAAGCTCTAAACGCTTCAACTAGATCTTCACTTGTTGCTGCAGTTCGCAACGCCGCATCATTCAAGTCGTGCAGAATCCCCTGAGAGATACTCATTGCCTGGTTCCATTCCAACTGCTTGCCGTTAAGTTCAGTCATCGACTGTAATATACCGGCTATACCCAAGCTATTTGTTTCCATTCCTTTAGCGAATTCAAAAGGACGTTTAATGAGTTCTGCACTCATATCAGCCAAGCCGTACAAACCGGTTAGGGCAGTTACCAATCCCGCCGCCTGTCCAGCTGCAGATGCAAATGCCGGCCCCAATGCACGGCTCGAACTATCAATTCCATCAATAGATCTTTTGGCCCTATTGAGTCCGGGGCTCATAGCATCAACTAATGATATTTTTACTTTGGTTTCAGCTAACATCTTATTCGGCCCCTTTCTCCAGTGCAGCTTCGATTACTACTTTTTCAATTATCTGTAGCTTAGACAGAAGTAACCCCGACATCTCAATTCCATAAGTCTTGGTCAAAAAATCGACCTCTAACCAATCAAGTCCAATAGGATATATTCCTGCCATCGTTGATGCATACTTAATACAACGCTGTACAACACTCCATACATCCAAAACCTGCCTATTGCCAGGCAAAATATTTGGTGGAGCATACTGACATTCGTCACAGGGCAATTTTATTTTTCTGTATTCGTAGATTCTTCGGCAATCGCTGCAGTATTCTCCACGCTCCCGTTGCCAAGCGAGGATAGCTTTAAGTTTTTTATTTCATCCAAACGAATCTCTCCACTTAACCCAAGCGTTCTGTAAGCTACAGCAATTACCTCGCCGTACGTAAAGTCATCAATATTAACATCCGGATAAATATTTTTAAATATCCATTCCGCAACGATAGCATCACTTTCAGATCCTTCTAGGTCCTTCGTCAGCGGTGTAGTCTCTTTCTCAAATCGACGATGTTCCGACCATTTCATGCCTCGAACCTCTAACAATGTTTTTTTAGCCATTTTCAACATCTCCTTATTCATAACTTGCTACTTTGTTTTGCATGGTAACCACGATAGCAGCATTCTCATCACTATCCTGATAATATGCACTGTATTGCAGTTCCTGCTTGATACCAGACGGACCATCGACCGCCGGAGAATTTCTGCTAAATTTAATCTCAGGAAGCAGCAAAGACATTTTCAGTTCTCCTACTTCGAGTGTCAGCTCCGCGCTGGTTTCCGTATTATTCTCGGCTAATTCAAGATAAGTATTATCGTTAAAGAAAGCCGTCATACTACCAGAAATATTGATAAGTCCCTCATTGACAGCTGTACGGTATCCTTTGCCACCGAGCGCATAAGTATCGCCGTCCAAACCAAAATCAATATCCATTGCGAACGCTGTAACTGTAGCGGTTTTATTTCCACCGAGAATCAGATTAGCCATAAAATTATTAAGCCTGTTCATGACCGGTTCACTCGGGCTGGCGCATATCGTTGCTGTGCTGATTTTTTCATCGCAGCCCATGATTGAGATAGTTGCAGTCAGCTCTCCATCGCCGCCTGCGGATATAGATATTTTTGATACCTTGCAGCCATTATATTTTGCGTAGGAATTGATTTTTGAAAAACCCTTTTCCAAAACTAATGACGGCTGGTCATCAGCTGGTTTAAATACATGCTTGAAAAATCCGTCCTTACCTTCTACCGCGGTAGTAACCGGTGCGCCCATGGCAGCCTTCCACCAATACCCAAATGCTGTAGCGTCCATTGGTACCGCTAAGTCACCGCTTACATCAATATTGCCCATAATAGGCTCCACTGGATCACGACGACCACGAATAGTAGCAGGATCAGTTTTATTTTGACTCGCCGCTAAACCGCAGGTATTGAATGGCATTTGTACTGCCTTAGTTGCAAGATCTGCTGGATCCTTGCCAAATTCAGTTTCAAAACCCATTTTCAATGTCGTATATACACCAATAGCCTGGCGTGCATGCAGCTGTAAATTCAGTTTCAACAATGTCATAACCCCCTTTAAAACTCTTCTTCATAAGATGTGCTGAGCGTCTGCTCCATCGTCCACTCACATTCGATATCAGTAACCCAGTGAGTACCTGCAGAATCCAACGCACCCAACTGAATCACTTTAATACTTGCTACTGGCCGCATACCGTCTTTATAAGCGTCCAGTTCCTTCTGTATAAGAATGGCAAAGTCCGCCACCTCTTTGCTCCCAGCAAAGACCTTTACCCCAGCCTCTGTTTCAAACGGCTCCTGGTCATCGACAGAGATCCCAACACTGAGATTGCAGTGATAACTACACTCCAATTTTCCAATACCTTCTTCTTTCCAAAGAGCATAAAAGAAAATATATGGCGCATCTGCCTTTGTTGGCGAAAACTCTTCTGTCGCGTCACCAACAGCGATCAGCGGTTTTTTTTGATAACGTTCTTGGCAAAATGCCTGTAACTTCTCTGATTTACCTAAATGATTCGCCAGAACAACTGCGAGATCAGTTAAATTTTTTTGTAGCTTGCCCATCTATTAACCCCCAAAAACTTGATACTTGCGGCCCTTACCAGATGTTTTTCTAAAACTACCGCCGTTATCTAAAAATTCCTGAGCCTTAGCTGTCACATATGCTGGCAACTTCGGTTCCAGCTTATTCATGATCGGTTCAAAAAACGGTCTCGCTGGTACCTTTAAGTGAGTAGTATCACCGCGTAACGGATGCCCAGCTTTACCCCACCGCTTTCTAACCCAAGCCGTTACCGGGTAAGTAGCACCCTCTTCCTGAATACGCCCATACTTAGCAGATGCCGCTGACGTCCAGCCGACCTTCACAAGCCCGCCTGATACATACTGATATCCGATTGCATTTATTAACCGCCCATACCATCTTTGCGGTGCTCCTGGGCGAAGATCATTACGAACTCGCCAGGGAATACGTTTTGGCCAACTGGATTTAAAGTCCCCGCCACCTTTGCGCAGTTCGCTTTTGATCTCACGCTGTACAAAATAACCCATACTTTTACTACAACCACGTACAAAATCAGGAGAATTTCGGATAAGCGACTGTAAATACTTAGATATACCGTTCTGGACGCTTATCTCAATCATCATCGCAAACCACTCCTTTCGGCTTTTGATGCCGATAGTGTAGTATTTCCAGCAAGACTGTCCTTCAGATACACAGCATTTACATTCCAACGTTGCCCGTTGTATATAATTGAGTCGCCTGGTTTAGGATTCGGGACATCGGCATCGCAAACAGTGAAATTGGCTTTATCGCTAACCTTAACGGCGCGATCCAACTCTTTGAAATACACTTCACTTCTATTGAATTCTTCGCCAATTTCCACAATGGCCGGAATCTCGGTATCGTTATAAACGATTTTTTCTGCCAAAGGGCCCATAAAAAATGCCCTTTGCATAATCGCTTTAATCGCATTGTTCGCCATAAAAACCCCCTTTTTCGCCCGTTTTAGGGTGTAAAAAAATAGGGGTAGGCAAAATCCACCCCTATTCAGTTTTTAAGTTTCTGCTATTCAGTACCTTCAGATGCTGCAGCTGCAGCTGCTACGTCAGCACCAGCGTTAATTTTCACATCAACAGTTGCGCCAGCTGTGGCCGGAGCTGCAGACCAAGCAATACCCAGATAAGTATTACTACCTTGTGTAGCAGTAACCGTTCCGTCATCTTTCAGATAGACGCGCGCGCCCTGGTCAATAGCAGCGGCGTCAGTCTCGAACGAAAATACACCTCCTACCGTCAGCGCAATCAGCTGTCCAGTAATGCCAGCAGCTTCGGCTACGCCACAAATACTTCCGACCACAATAACG